GCACACTCTCTGTATATTAAATCCCTCCCCAACACATACGAATTGGATGTGGATATTATGGTTGAAGCAAAAGCAAAAGAGTTAGCTATATTACCTTATTTAAAATATCAAACAAATGAAAAAGTACGCATTGTACATCGGAAGATGGCAGAATTGGCATAAAGGACACGAATGGTTAATTAATCAACAACTAACTCAAGGTAAAAACGTTTGGGTTGCAATTAGAGATGTTCCACAAGATGAGAATAATCCTAAAACTGCACAACAAATTTTAAAAGAACTATCACATGAACCTTTCTTTACAAATAATTTTGATAAAATTTTATTATCCATTATTCCTGATATTGAATCGGTAAACTATGGTAGAGGAGTGGGGTATGATGTAATATATCACGAACCACCAACTGATGTAGCAGCAATTAGTGGAACTGCTATTAGAACCGGCCATATGACACCTGATGGAACTATTACCTATGATGAAACCAAAGGATAATGATAGTAGAGCGTAAAAGACACATTGCTAAAACCATTTCATATCGAATTTTAAGTACCGTAATTGGATTCTTATTAATGTGGTTGATAAGTGGTTCAATTAAAGTTGGAGCAGCATTTGGAGTAGCAGAATTGATTTATAAACCCATTCAGTATTATATTCACGAGAGAGTATGGTATAAATGGATTAAATATGGCTTAAAAAAATAAATTATGGAAAACCAAGGTAAAACCCCGAAACAAACTAAATTTTCAGAAGATGCATCATTCTATTCACTAATAGGATTGTTGATAACTTTACTAATTACAATAATATTAAAATAAATATGAAATTAATCGTAGACAAAAGCTCAAATGGATTAACCAATCCAGATTTTATAAAATATCTAAAAAAGCCTGTACCAAAATCAGAATTAACGCAATTTGAAGCAGATATATTAAGAGATACTCTATTTGCCGCATTAAAGGGTATGGGTGGTGTTGGCTTATCCGCAAATCAAATTGGAGTTAACAAACGAGCTTGTGTTATTAAAGTTAATGACACGGAATTATTTTTATTAAACCCCATCATAACAGAACGTTCTAAAGATGGATTTTTATTTTATGAAGGATGTTTATCTATCCCATCAACAATGGAAAAGCCTGTAAGAACTATTAGAGCTAACTATATTGTAGTACAAACCGATAATTTGGGTGAAATTCGATTTGAGATAAACCCAGAAGAAGATAGAGCTGGAGATAAAGTATCTGAAGATACTATGAAAACAGTCATTGTTCAGCATGAAATTGACCATTTAGATGGTATTACCATAAAAGATAGAGTTTATTCAACGACTGTTGTTAAAAAGCAAGATTATGGTAGAAACGATAAAGTTATAATGAAATCACCCGATGGCGAACTCATCGAGGTTAAAGTTAAAAAAGCAAACAATTATTTTTTACAAGGATATGAAATAGTATAATATGGAATTAATAATAATAATTTTAGTTGTATTTTTAGCAGGAGCTGGATACACTATATGGAATCTTCTTAACAAATTAGAAAAATATGAAGATTTTTTAGAAGAAGAAACAAAAAGAAACGAAGCATTGCTGGAAGCATTACGAGAAATAGATTCTCGTGAAATGTTTGAGAAGGATGATGAAGTAGGTTCTATATTTTATCAAATAAAAGAAACTATCGAAAGATTCAAACAATTCAATTAAAAATGCCAAGAAAAGCCAAAAGTAAACAATACTTTACAAAAGATACAGAAGATGCTATCGTAGAATATAACTCAACAGAGGACCAAAGAATTAAAGATAGAGTTTATAGGGATAGAATTAAACCAGCATTTGATAAACTTGCGGAAATAGTTTATAACAAATGGAAATTTACATATTTTGATGATGACCCACAAGACGTAATGTGTGAGGTTGTTGCATTTATGATTGAAAAGATTCATATGTATAAAGCTGGAAAAGGTAAAGCATTTAGCTACTTTACAATTGTGGCAAGAAATTATCTTATTTTAAATAACAATGCAAACTATAAGAGATATAAGAATACGGATGTAATATCATCCTTACCAACTAATTGGGATACTGAAAATAATTGGGCAGAAGAAGTTCGTAATGATGAATATAGAACTTTTAATGATAGAATGTTATTGTATTGGGATACGCATTTAGAAAACTATTTTCAGAAGAAAAGAGATATTCAAATAGCAGATGCAGTATTAGAATTATTTAGAAGAGCAAATTATATTGAAAGTTTTAACAAAAAATCATTGTATCTACTTATTAGAGAAATGACTGGCTTTCCAACTCATTATATAACTAAAGTTGTTAATAAAATGAAAGAAAAGCAAATGGCACTTTATAATGAGTTTGATATGAATGGCGATATAAAAATTTAATATTATGGTATCATTAGGTATTTCTGCATTTTATCACGATTCTGCGGTATGTTTATTTGAAGATGGTAAAGTTATAGCAGCAATTGAAGAAGAGAAATTATCCGGCATTAAACACGATAATTCTTTTCCAATTAAAGCAATCAAATGGGTTTTAGAATATTCTAAAAAAACAATATCAGATATTGACACTATATGTTGGTACGAAGACCCGCAATTAAAATATGATAGAGTAAAGAATACTTTAGGTAAACATTGGTGGAAAAACAGAAAGAATTGGAAAGCATTTAAAGAAGATTTTGAAAGTAAAGAAGGAAACTTAACTACATACTTAGCTAATAAACTAAATTTTGTAGGTAACATTGAATATGTAAAGCACCATTATTCTCACTTAGCATTTTCATACTACACATCACCATTTCACGATGCAATTGGCATATCAATAGATGGTGTTGGTGAATGGGAAACTGCATTAGCAATAAAATGTAAGGATAATCAATTCGAAGAAATAAACTCACTATTATTCCCCAACTCATTGGGATTAGTATATTCTACTATAACTGCTTATTTAGGATTCAAACCAAATAATGGTGAATATAAAGTTATGGGGTTAGCACCATATGGTGATGCATCAAAATATAAGCATGTGTTTGATAAGATGTTTAGATTTGATAGAGAAGGTGTTATTCAAATAAATCAAAAATATTTTACCTGGCAATACTCTAATACTGATATGTACACATATGATTTGGTAAAACTAATTGGTACAGAACCAAGAGAACCCGAATCAAATATAGAACAACATCATATGGATTTGGCAGCAGCTTTACAAAAATGGTATGAGAGTTGTTTTTACTTCTTTGTAAATAATTGTATGCAACAAGCTGATACGGCTAATTTAGTATTAGGTGGCGGTTCTGCTTATAATGGAACTGCTAATGGTAAAATACAAAAACATACAGCAGTTAACGATTTATGGATACCATTTGCTCCATCAGATGCAGGTTCTGCGATTGGAGCTTGTTTATATCATTGGCATAATATATTAGATAATCCAAAAGTAATAGGAGGTGATAATCAATCACCATATTTAGGACCTGAATGGAATAATAAAGAAATAACTGATATTATTCTAAAAAATAGAAATAAAGATAATAGATTAAATGAAATGTATTACGAATCAAGTAGTATGTTATGTAGCGAAGTTGCAAAATTAATTAATGATGGTAATATAGTTGGTTGGTTTCAAGGTAGAACTGAATTTGGTGCAAGAGCATTGGGAAATCGTTCTATATTAGCTAATCCACATCTATCGGATGTTAGGGATAGAATTAATAAGGTTGTTAAAAAGAGAGAGATGTTTAGACCATTTGCTCCATCAGTAATAATTGAAGATTATGAAAAATACTTTACATCTGAATCAGAAGTTCCTTATATGAATCAAGTGGTTAAAGTTACCGATTATAAATCAATACCATCAGTAACACATGTAGATGGTTCGGCTAGAATTCAAACTGTAAGACAAGAATCAAACCCACTATATTATAATTTATTAAAGGAATTTGAAAAGATAAGTGGTACTCCTATATTATTAAATACTTCTTTTAACCTAAGAGGACATACTATGACAAATGACCCACAAAAAGCAATTTGGACATTCCTTAATTGTGATATGGATTATTTAGTATTGGGTAATTATTTAATAAGTAAATAATTATTAGTACATAAACGAACAATATGAGCGCAGAATTTAAATTATTTGATGGTAAAAATTTATCATCACTATTCAAAGATATATACGATAATCAACAAAGTAAGAAGAAGAATATTTCAGAGATGATTGAATCTCTTCGTAAGTTGATTAAAAATGTAGGAGAAGCAACTGTACTTGCTCCAATTATAAGAGATTTAATTGATACATCCGTTAAAAACGATGACCACCTAATTAAACTTGCAACAATTGCACAAAGATTAGCATCAGCCGAAGCTAAAGGCATCGGTGAAGATGGTTGGTTGAGTGAAAGTGAAAAGAGTCAATTATTGAATGATTTAGAAGATACAGTCAATGAAATTGATAAAAAGAACGAAGAAAAATTGGTTGATATTCAAATAGAATTGGATGAAATTAAATCTAAAATTTAATGAGCGAAATAAAATCATATTTAGCAACAGTAGATAAAGTATTTCCGGTAGATGTTGAATTTAATAAAAACGAAACCGGCGAAGATGCTGATTTTGTATCTGTTTATAATAAAAATAAAGATTTTTCGGATAAAGATGCTAGAATGTATGGAGCTATAACTTTTATATATCCAGATATGACTACCGAATATTATGCTTATCCATTTGATAAGAATAATTTCACAATGCCAATTAAAGGAGAAACTGTGGTGGTATTAGAAATAGATAAATCTAATGTATTTTGGTTACCATATTCAGTAACACCATATTCGAATTATAGAAGAGATTACGTTACATATACACAATTAAAACCTACGGATAATACTAAACCACAATCTTCTACTGAAGGTGGTAAGAATCTTAGAGAAACTAAAGATTCAGGAGGAGCAACAAATACAACCAATACAGACAATAGTAAATCTGATTATAAAGTAAATGAAAAAATTAAATTCTTAAAACCAAAGCAAGGCGATACTATCATAAGTGGTAGAGTTGGTAATACTATTCGTTTTAGTGAATTTCATTTAACAGAAGATGGTAAAACTTCATCTCCTGGCATATTCATTCGTAATAAACAAAACCCAGAATTAGATTCTAAAAAAATTGGTGAGTTAATAGAAGAAGATATTAATAAAGATGGCACATCAATTTATATAACTTCAAATAAAGTTAAAGTTCCATTTAAAGAAGAAGTTAAAAAAGAAAAAAAAGGATTTAAAGATTATCCAAATTCTAAAGATTTAAGTGGAGACCAACTATTTGTAAATTCAGATAGAATAATACTATCTGCAAAAGCTAAGGAATTTATAATATTTGGTAAGGGAAATACTGGTGTAATAACCGATGGACAATATTCGGTAGATGCTGAAAAGGATATTTATTTACATACCAATAAGAGTGTAACAATACATTCCGCCGGCTCAAACCAAATCTTTTTAAATTCAGAAAATGGTAAAATATATTTAGGAAAAAATAAAGGAGAAGGTGCAGCTGGTGCAGATGTACAAAAGATGGTATTGGGTGGTGAGTTAGTTAAATTAATGGGAGAACTTATAGATGAAATAACAAAGCAAATATATGCAACTCCCGTTGGACCAACTTCACCCGGTCCCACAAATGTAGCGGCTTTTAAAGCTATAAAAGGAAAACTAAATACAATGTTATCCGCTAAAAACTATTTAAGTAAATCATAATGTCTTGGACACTATTCAGAATAAACGTTTTAAAATCTATGGTATCCTTCCAATTTTCAAAGGATATGGATTCATTTGCCGATTTCTACGCAACTGAATATGATAGATGTATAAAACGAGGTGGTGATATGATATATGGAGTTCCTGTTATGAATGGTAACGTTAGTGGAATGGCTGATGTTATTAAACGGGCACTTAAAAAAGGACAAGATTCGGATGGTGAAAATTTTAACATATTACAAGAAATATATCCATCTGCATTTGATGCATATTGGATGGGAGCAGAAATGGCTCCAATTCCAAATCCACTATTAAAACCAGGAGGGTGGCCGTCAACGCCACCTGCACCCGGCGCAATTATGAATATTGGACCTAATCCAATAATGTTAATCGCATCTGCTGCTAAAAATAAAGCTGAAGTAGAAGCTCTTAAAGCATTAGAGGATGCATTGAAATCGGCAACAATTAATATACCACCATTTGGTGAATTAAATGTTTACGAAACACTTCAAAAGATATTAAAAAACGAACCATTGGATATTAAAATATCAAACCATCCCATCGTAAAAGCAGCTAAAGATATATTTCAAAAATTAAAAACAGCTAAGAAGAAAAAGCCATCTATTGGTTCTCAATTAAAGAAAGCAATTAAATTCCCATTTCCAGAATTTCCAAAGAAAAAAGAAATTATAGAAAAAGCTAAAAATAAATTATTAGATGTAGCCGTTGAAGAAATAAAAAAACAATTAATGGCTGCCATTGAAGAAGCAATACTTGCACCAATTCAATCAGCTATACAAACGGCGGTAGCATTATCAAATAGTATTCCATCACCAAAACCAACTCCTGCTCAAATTAAAAAATATATAAAGGATACTATTAATGGCTTGGTGCCGGATATATCACTACCTGGTATTAGTATTCCAAAAATACCAACAAAGGAAGAATTGAAGAAAATGATAGAAGATGCTATCCCAACCAAAGAAGAATTACTGGCAATGGCTTATGATTTGATTAAAGATAAAATACCCAATATTCCAAATATATTTTTTATACCACCAACTATAAAGTTTTCATTTCAGACTAATATAATGATTAATCCATTTATTAATGTGGCTAAAACGCATTTAATGGGTGTTAGTGGTATAATGTCGGTTATGGCACAATATCCACCACCCGCTCCACCAGCTCCGGCTATACTAAATTGGACTGGGTATAAAATCATTGGATAATACAATTGTATTAAATTTATTCTTTCAATATTTATTATAAACATACACAAATTACTATGGATTCAAAATTATTAGTAGGTTTAATTAAGGAGGTTGTTAAAAATGAAGTAAAACAACAAGTTAAAGAAGAATTAGCTAAGTTAATTAAATCTGGTGCGGTTACATTAAACTCCCAAAGAAAAACTACATCTCCTACATTAAGAGAGGTTTCGGAAAGTACAACTCCGAATGTTAAAAAACAACAACCAATTGTACAACAACAAAGACCTCAAATCAAAAAGGAATTTACAAAAGACCCAATGATAAATGAGATTCTTAATATGACACAACCATTTACATCAGAGCAACGTAAGGAAGGCGCACAATCGGTTGGAAGTGTATTAGATATGATTAAGCCCGAATTAAGGGTTGATGAGAGTGAGTGGGAAACGTTGGATTATAGAGATATGGATATACCATCTAATACTCCAAACTTTGAATCAACGGGCGATGGACTACAAGATGCTACCATAAAGGCATTAACAAGAGATTATTCAGAATTAGTAAAGAGATTTAAATAATGGCAATAGAGCTTGGTAAAGTAAATGTAACCGATTTAGTTGATAATAATTATAAGGTATTAGGAATTGGAATAAATAGAAGTTCCGATTCAAATGGTGTCTTTGCGGTAAATTATACTACTCTATCTCAAGCTAAAGATAATTTAATCAATTTAATACTAACTAAAAAGGGAGAAAGATTAATGCAACCCAATTATGGATGTGATGTATGGAAAGCATTATTTGAACCATTAGATGGGAATGTAATAGAAACATATATAGAAAATTCAATCATTGAAGCAGTATCTATTTGGTTATCATATTTAAATATAGATACTATTGTATTTGATTACGATGAAAATGATATAGATAATAATAGAATAGCTTTGGATATTAAATTTTCATTAGTTTCAAATCCAAATCTTTCAGAATCAGTACAAATAACTGTAAATAATTAATAATGGCAATAAATCCTATTAAAAAAACTTTTGGAAATAAAAGAACTTTAAATTATTTAGGGAAGGATTTCGATTCTTTCAAAAAAAATCTTATTGACTATACCAAAACGTATTTTCCAAATGTATATTCGGATTTTAATGAAGCATCTCCTGGTATGGTATTTATTGAACAGGCCGCAGCTTTGGGAGATGTACTTGCGTTCTATCAAGATACTCAATTAAAAGAATCAATGTTAGCACATGCTACCGAACGTAAGAACGTTTTAGCATTGGCACAATCTATGGGATATAAACCAAAAGTTAC